TTAAAAGCGGCAATAAATCTTCCATCTGATGTATATAATTTAGTACCATAAGTCCAAGATAAATATTCAGTTCCATTAAAGGGTCTTGCAGAAGTATCTCCGGCAAAAATACCGTTTGCACCAAAACTCGTACTTGAAACAAGTTGAGTACCAGTTTCTTTAATATCCTGTATTGGATGTTCTGTTGAATAAATATAATCACTTGCATGTAAAAATGATTTATTAATAATTGGCCCTAATAGTTTATGAATATCATCTCTTCCACTTATATTGTATACTAATTGACCCCCTGCATTTAGTTCATCTTCTATAACTTCAACAGAACCATCAAACAAAATTTTATCATATATACCTGTACCTGTAAAATAATCTAACAAATTTATATTATCGTATGTACCATGATATGAAAATGAAGGAATGTTACCTAATGTTATAATTTTATTATTACTATCAACAGTATTTATATTCAATCTCATACCTGAAAATTGACCGCCTTTTAGTTGTAACTGTAATCTATTAAATAAATTTTCATCTATATCAAAATCTATTTTTAAATTAGAAAGGATAGTAGACCATTCTTTTCTAAAATAAGGTTGTAAAGTTATATCTTCTGGGAAAGTAGTATTTGACCAAAATTTGTCTGTTAATCTTCTCCAATGGGTAAAATTTAAAACTCCCTCGAATTCATTAGTTGTAGAGTTTAAAGTTGGTATAGCAATTGGATTTGTATCTAATTTAAATAAATAATTACCTATTCTAATATTAACTTTACCATTACTATTTTCTATTAATTCACAACCATTAATAAAAGATAAACTTGTATCATTTTCTAAATTAGTAATGTTAATTGTATTAGAACCAGATGTAATAGATGCTAAACCAAATAGCAAAGCACTATGACTATTAGATATATCATCTTCAAACATTACTTGTCTTACCTTTAAATCATCATACAAGTTTATTTTTTCATCTAATATTTTACTTGTATCTACTAATTTTATTTGACCAAAAGAACCTACTTTATTTATGGTTTTACTTAAATCTAAATCTAATACAAAAGGCATAAAGTTATTAATTTCAGAAGAATTAGCATAAGTAATATATCTACTTGGGCCTGTATATGAAGCAAAGGTGTCTGATAAACCTCTTCTTATATTTTTAAAACAAGTATTCCATGTAGTTAAATCTACTGTATAAGTTGCATCAGTACCCATAGCAGTTAAATCTGATTCAGTACTTATACCAGTATTACTAATAAAATCTTTTTGTTTCAAATTATCTACTAAATTTACATAATAAGTAAAAGGAGATTTATCTACCACCCTTGCACTACTATTCGATTCAGTAACAAAATGAGTTGTTAATTCTGATTCTGTACTATTTATTTTTTTAAGTGCATATTTAGTAGAATAATCTAATTGATTTTTAATTTTAAGTCTATCATTATAAAAATAAACAGCAGGAGTGCTAATTGTCAATTTACCAAAATATCTACCAGTAACACTATTACCTAATAAACCAAATCCTACGGCTACTACATTTGTATCTGTTTTTAAATGTCCTTTATATATGGCATACTTTATGCCCTTTACATTATCTACTTTTGTTTTAGGACTAAATTCAAAGGCATCGTTAGGAGAATCAAACTGTATTTGTTCTGTAATTTTTGCTACATGTATTTTGTTTTTGTGAGTTTCAAAATTATTTGTATCAAATGTTTCGGTAGAATATATTACTACAAAATAATCATAAAGAGGGTCTAAAGTTAATGCCTGTCCTACCGGTAATTTTAGTTGGAAAGATTTAGTAGTTACTGGATTTTCTAAAACATCTGTAAGTGTTTGAGTTGAAGGTAAATGTCTATTAATAATACCTGTACCTGTTGGAGAAGTTAAGTTATCTGCTTTGCTAATACTGTAAGAAGATAAAGACCAATTAGTAGAACTTCTTGTATCAACAATAATACCATTAGAAGAAACAGCATATGAAGCATCAGAAGGGTTATTATAGGAAGTTTTACCCTTATTTAGAACATATAAACTCATTAATTATCACCTTCTTCAAATGTTAAATATAGTTTAAGTGTTCTTCTTTGTGGAAATAGTGTATAGAGAGATGGAAAGTCTGTGATTAAATCGTCATTAACTGATAACTCATGTATTTCTCCCATAAATTGTGTTTGTCTTGGTACAGTAGCATCAGGGTTTTGCCCAATATAAATATCACCGTCTGCAAAATTAAAGTCAGTTATTATATTATTTTTTCTATCAATGTGTTGTTTTGAATTAACTAAAACACCGTTCAAATATAAACTCATTGTACCCGATGCGTTATTAAATGAAGCAGCAATATGATAATTTCCTAATACATATACAGGTTCTTTATCAGGGTCTACATAAATTTCAAAGTTACTATTATTATAAGGAGTTACATCATAAACACCACTAAGATGTAATCCTTTTGTACCTGATGTATCTATTTGCTTAATTTCTCCTATTAATGTATTATTAATATCATATAATAAATCACCTATTATAAATTGATTAAGGGCTAAAGTGCTACTGACAGGTAAAAAGGTATCATAAGAATTACTTGAAGTTGCTAAACCTGAACCCCCAAATCTTCTACTTCTAATTTTTTGAAATCCGTCATACATATCATCGGTGTCATCTAAATTAGTATGATTACTAATAGGTATAATTAAATTATTTGTAAATATAGTATCGTCGTTTGTAATTTTAACCCTCATACCAAGACTATAATGAGCAGGGTTATTGGCATTATTCACAGTATTATTCTGTAAAAACAACTCTACATTTTCTGATTGAAATAAAACCATTTTATGTTTAAGTCTAAGATTATTATTTAAGTAATGATTACTTTGATTGCTTGAAGTTGGTGAAGCAGATATAGTTTTTTCTGAGTCTAAAACAGTATCTCTTATATTTCCATTACAATCATATGGTGTTATAATTGCCTGTATTGTAAAGGAATCAGAAATTTCCCAAATACCATAGGGTGTAGTTGCTACATTTTTATTATAAGGAATTGATACATAACCATCAGACATAACAGGAAATTTTAAAGATTTCTTATTACCAATGTATGTATTATAATTAACCATATATTATCACCCTATAATTGCTGCTACCTCAAAATCAAGAGTAAAAGTAATGTAAGGCAAACCCGCAGTAATAGAACTATTAAAACTTCTTATAAATCCTTTAACGCCTTTTATTTTTGAACCGGCATGAATAGGAGAAGGAAAGTTAGTAAATGGTTTTCCATCTTCAGTATCAGGATAAAATTGATAGATACTACCCCTATTATCTTGTGACCTAACTTTATAATTAAAAGGTATTAGGGGTAAATCTTCTATACTTGTAAATTCTGTTGGATTACTTACTTGTGCTTCAGCAAGTGAACTATGATAATTATATCTACCATCTACTCTTGAAGGCATAAGAATAACTATTTCATTCATTGTTTGATATTTTTGTAGGCCGGAAGAATCTGCATGTGAATGAATTAATTGTGCTATTTCAAAGGCTGTCATATATACAGAAGGATTCTTTTCTAAACCTGTTGTTTTCTTAAATTCCTTAGTAATAAATTGGTCTGTTATAGTACCCGATATATTTATTGATTTTGAAGCCATACCTAAGTCTAATGCTAAACTTTGTGCTTCTCCTGTAATAGCAGCAACACCCGGAATTGGAACAGTAGGCACAGTTTTAGAAGTGGTAATTCCAACCGAATCTGCTTTTAATCCTATTCTATTAGTTGCAAAAAACTCTTCAGTTAAACCTTTACCATCTCTTGCGCCTAAATTTAGAAAAACAAAATGTTGAATACTTGATGTGTTATCACTTGTAATATTATAATTTATAGCACTATTATTCCATAGTTTTTCTCCGCTTGTTAATACTACACCTGTAAAAGAAGATTCGTCTGTTATATTTTCAACAGTAGTTATAGTAGTAGCATCAATTAATCTAATAGAGTATGTTCCTGTATTATTACTTGATTGAAATAAAGTAATAGTATCACCAACCTGAAAACCATCAGAAATAAAACTACCTGTGGCTCTTGTAATTACATTATTATTTATTGTTAAACTAATACTCCCTGTCTGTGTCATAATATCAAATCCTTGTACCCGATGATGTTGTTCTATTAACTTCTAATGATATAAGCCTTCCAACCTTATTTGCTATATCTCTTAATTCTGCGTCTGATGCACCTACTCTACCTTGTACATTTACAGTAATATTATTTGTTGTACCCGCAATTCCTCTTGATTCTTGGTTACTATAAACTCTTGAACCACTTGGCAAATTAACTAATTCTGGGCCTTTTTCTCCCACCATTGTTAAACCGCCTGTTGCAATTCCTCCC